TAACTAGAACACCTTCGGGACGAATAAAATACCGCGGGGAGTCCTTTTCAGGTTTTAACAAGCCTAAAAGGACTCCCAACGCGTCTAAAAAGAGTGCCGTTTTAGCTAAAAAGGGCAGCGAAATAAAGCTTGTTCGGTTTGGTGACCAAAACATGTCCATTAAAAAAGATCAGCCCGGTCGTCGCAAGAACTTTAGGGCTCGGCACTCGTGTGACACTGCAAAAGACAAGTTCACGGCCCGCTATTGGTCCTGTAAGGCTTGGTAACATGGCGTATTCTAGAAAATCTAAAAAAGCTTCCTCCAAAAGCAAGGGCAGTAAGATTTGCCCGGAAGGTAAAGCTTGGGCACAACGAACTTTTGATACTTACCCTTCTGCTTATGCCAATATGGCGGCTTCTAAGTATTGCAAAGACCCTAACTACGCCAAAAAATCTAAAGGCGGAAAACGGAAGGGCTCGTAATGGGGAAATTAAAGGATTGGGTTGATGAAGATTGGGTCAGAATTGACAGCCAAGGTAATATCGCAGGTAAGTGCGGGACTTCTAAAAATAAAAAGAACCCTGATCGATGCCTTCCACGATCTAAGGCAGAGAGTCTCAGCAAGTCTGAACGAGCTTCTACGGCTCGTAAGAAAAAACGTGAAGGCGCTAAAGGAAAGCAAGTTGTTTCGAACACAAAAGCCGCCAAAGTAACCCGTTTGTCTTATGGTGGAGAGGTGTCCGCAACTAAAGCAAAACGTCCTTTTAACGGCAGGTCCAAACCCGGGACGGCTGTTGCGCGGGGCTGCGGTGCAATTCTGGCGGATCGTCGTAAAAGAACAAAAGGTTCGGTGACTCAGGGATGAATTTAGATTTTTACAGCGACCCTACCGAAAAAGCTTTGGTCAACGAGATTATGAGTTGGTCTAAAGCGGCTCTGGAAGAGCCTAGTGTTCATTTCAACGGCCTGCCCCCATGCCCCTTTGCAAAAAAAGCGTGGTTAGAAGACAAGGTTTCGATTCTTTTTAAAAAAGAAGACTCTTATCAGACCCTGTATTCCTGCATTTCTATGTTTGATGACGCGTTTGATCTGGTAATTATTGTTGACTTAAAAAACACAAAGAACCCCGAAGATTTCCATGAATATTTGGACGCTTTAAATCTTAGAATTTCTGAAGGTATGTTTATAGACAAAGACATTTGGTTAATGGGTTTTAACCCGGAAGATGAGCCGAGCGATTTTGTAGAAGACGTTACTTTTAATTATGACGTTGACGAAGAATATAGCATGATTTTTGTTCAAAGACTTTCTAAATTACAGGAAGCCGCAAACAGGTTGGACAAAAAGGGATACTATGATAGCTATGACGGTGAATACAACTCTACAGAAATATACTTTAACCGTGAAAAACTGTACAGGAGACTGAAAAATGGCGATGAAACCTAAAAAGATGCGTGGCGGCGGAATGGCTAAAAAGATGCGTGGCGGCGGAATGGCTAAAAAGATGCGCGGCGGCGGCATGGTTAAGAAGATGCGCGGCGGCGGCATGGTTAAGAAACTTCGTAGCGGTGGAGCCGTTCGTAAATCTAAAAAGTAGGTTAAAATGGCGTTATCTGGAACAGCGGACTTTGAACTAGACGTTGCAGAGTACATTGAAGAGGCTTTTGAACGGTGTGGTTTAGAGGTCCGAACAGGCTATGATTTAAAGACTGCAAAACGGTCTTTAAATCTCATGCTTGCGGAATGGGCAAACCGCGGTCTAAATCAATGGACTATAAAACAGCGAAGCCTAGCGGTTACGCAAGGCACAGGAAACTATGCGATTGACGCCGACGTTATTGATGTTCTTTCTGTAATAGTTAGGCGGGATAACACCGATTACGCGCTTGACAGGTACAGCCGAGAAGAGTTTTTGACCATTCCAAACAAGACTACTCAAGGTCGCCCTTCTCAGTTCTTTTTAGATCGTCAGATAACACCTAACCTACAGCTTTGGCCTGTACCTGAAAACAGCACCGACATTATTTTTTACGATGCTTTGACTCGGATGCAAGATGCCGACACGTTTATTAACAGTTCGGACATGCCTTTTAGGTTCTACCCCTGTTTAGCGGCGGGTTTAGCTTATTACATTGCTATTAAACGCGCTCCGCAACGGATTCAAATCTTAAAAGCCGCTTATGAAGAAGAGTTTGAGCGCGCTATGACAGAAGACCGTGATAGGGCCTCGTTTAACGTCGTACCTCGGTACGAATACTTTAGGGTTTAACAATGTCGAAGTTTGCCACAGGTAAAAACTCTTACGCAATATCTGATCGGTCCGGTTTTCGGTATCGGTATAAAGATATGCGAAAAGAGTGGAACGGCTTGCTTGTTGGTAGAGATGAGTTTGAGACTAAACAGCCGCAGCTAGGTCCTTTTAGAAAGGTGTCGGATGCTCAAGCATTAAAAGACGCAAGACCTCAACCAGAAAACCCCGAAACGCCGTTTATGGTAATTACCACAAATGGGATCGTTTATTTAGGGGGTGGAAACTGGTCCACTTCTGCTGTGGCTCAAATGCCTTCTGAGTTAGAAACTACTTCAGCACTATCTGGCGGTGTTGGACAAGTAACGGTGCTTATAACATGAGTTTTACATACGATGAGCTAAAACAGGCTATTCAAGACTACACCGACAACCAAGAAGCCACGTTTGTTTCTAATTTGCCGCTTTTTATTCGAGTTGCCGAAGAGCGCATCTTAAAAAATGTTCAATTGGACGTTTTTCGTAAAAACGCCTCTGCGACAATGACCCAAGGAAATAAGTATCTTTCTTCTCCGGCGGACTTTTTAGCGCCGTTTTCTTTGAGTTTCACTTCAAACGACGACCATGTTTTTGTGGAGTTTAAAGACGTTTCTTTTTGTCAAACTTACACTCCGGACCCGTCCACTCAGGGACCGCCCCAATACTACTCTCAATTTGATGTCTCAAACATGATCTTGGCTCCGACCCCGGATCAAAACTACGTTTGTGAGCTACATTATCTTTATCGTCCGGCAAGCCTTACCTCGTTAACGGGGTCAGGAACAACTTGGTTAAGTGAAAACGCTGAATTAGCGTTGTTGTATGGAAGTCTTGTTGAGGCCAATATTTTTATGAAAGGCGAACAGGATTTAATGGCTTTGTATAATGAAAAGTTTGCAGAGGCTATTTCCGCTCTTAAAATGCTTGGTGAGGCTAAAGAGACTACTCAGGACTATAGGGTTGGTCGCGTAATACGCGCCAAGCAATAGGTGCTGCAAATGTCTATAGCTTGTGAGGTTAGTACAAAGATGGGAGACTTTGATGCAAGTTAACTTAGATTTTGGCTTTGATGCCATTAAAGTACGCACAGCTGACAAGGGCGGTCACAGCCCTGATGCCGTGGCAGAAATGTGTGTAGATAAGCTGATGAGCGTATCTACTTCTGCACCACCTGAGATACGAATGCAGGCAGAGGCATACAAATCGCGGATGTTGCAAATTATCGCGCATTATATTAAAGTAGCGGTCAGGGAAGACCGTGCAACGATGTGCGAAAAAATCCAAGAGGCTGGGTTTCCTGACCTCGCATCTCAACTTAGGAGACTTTAAATGGCCTTTACAGGTAACTTTATGTGCACATCGTTCAAGCAAGAACTGATGGTCGGCACACACAACTTCACCACTTCAACAGGTGATACGTTCAAACTTGCTTTGTATGACAACAACGCATCTTTTACAGCCGCGACCACCGCATACACCGCGACTAATGAAGTTGGCGATTCCGGTAGCTACGCCGCTGGCGGGGGCACTCTTACAAACGTGACGCCAACAACTGATGGTACAACGGCTCTGACGGACTTTGCTGACCTTGAGTTTACATCCGCTACGATCACCGCTCGCGGCGCGTTGATCTACAACAGCACAGCCTCTGGTGATCCTACCGTTGCAGTGTTGGACTTCGGTGCGGATAAGACCTCTACAACTGGTACGTTTACGATTCAGTTCCCTACAGCGGATGCTTCGAACGCTATCATCCGTATCGCTTAAAATAAAGGGTTTGCCCCATGTCTCTGATTGTTGCTGATCGCGTACAAGAAACCACTAACACTACTGGGACCGGGGCTTACACTCTTGGAGGCGCAGTTCCGGGGTTCCAAACCTTTGCTTCGGTTGCCTCTGATACGGACACTGTCTACTACTCCATTACGGACAACGTAGACTTTGAAGTCGGTTTAGGTACATACGCGTCTGGCGCGGGTACTATCGCTCGTACCACGGTGCTTTCGTCATCTAACTCTGGTAGCGCCGTCAACTGGGGTCTCGGAACGAAAAACATCTTCCTGACCTACCCTGCGGATAAAGCCGTTGTTGAAGACGCGAGTAACAATGTAACCATCGGCAACAACTTAGTTGTGGGTGGTACGGTTGATGGCGTCGATATCGCGGCCCGTGATGCGGTACTAACTTCGACGACTAATACTGCGGATGCTGCACTCCCTAAAGCTGGTGGCACTATGTCTGGTGCTATTGCAATGGGTACGAACAAGATCACAGGTGCGGGTGATCCTACCGCGGCACAGGACTTGGCGCCAAAGTCCTACGTGGACACAATCGCAGCGGCGGGCCTTCCCAACCATGATC